GATTAAAATTAGAATTAAGTGCTAAACTAGGATTACTGTTAACCCTACCACACATCTTCATTAATTCTAATTGTTGTTTGATTGCTACGTTTTCTTTTGAAGTTTTACAATCTGTACCTAAATATTTTCTGTAAGTAAATCTTAAACTATAATTATCAGATTCATAGTCTGAATCTCCATAAGTATAATCTGTTTCTCTGTCCTCTGCTTGTACGCTTGTTTCAAATTCTCCACATCTTACACCATACTCGTTAAGATATTCGTTTCTAGGATATGCAGGTTCTACAAACAATGCCAGGATTGTTAGAGCTAAGATGAGTATCCCTGTAAAATAGTAATTCATCTTGAGACACTCCATACATTACCTGTTTAAATCCTTAATATCATAATCGTGTTCTCTAACTTGATCAGCTAATTGTCTATATAAATTTTCTGCCATCTGCCACGTTGATTCAGCAGAAGTTAATCTTGTATTTTGATCTACAATTTTATCTTCAGCAACTTTTAAATCTCTTTTTAAATCTACAATTTGTTGTTGATTAGAATTAATAGTATCTGTTAAATTTACAATGTATCTAACTCCAGTGAATGTTCCGACTAGCACTGAAGCTACTACTGGTACCATTACTATATTTTTTTTTAATAAATCGGCTAAGTTCATATTTTCCTATTTTTAGGAAAACAATATATAACAAAAGTTTCTATGCGTCTAGCATTTCCATCTACGTCTAGCTTGTCTTATTCTAGAGTTAGGATCATTTCTTGTTTTAGCAGAGCTTCTTTTTAATTGTCCTAGTGATCTAGCACAATAAGATTTTCTACGTTTAGCTGCTTTACTTCCTCTTTTTACTTTACCAGTAACTGCAGTTTTTAGTTTAGAACCTGGATTAGCTCGTCTATATGCAGCGACACCTTTACGTGTCATTCCAGCTCCTGATTTAGTTGATCTAAAATTACCAGATTTAACAGACGTTTTAATTGGTCTTTCCCTTCTACGTTTTGGTCTAATTCTAGCCATTATATAAATCCATAATCAGAACCATAACCATAGTCTGACTCTTGTTGATTTTGTGGTCCCGATGGTGTATTATCAGCTTTATCTTTAGCGTCATTATGAATATTAAATCCTTCGTTACCATAAGTAGGAATATCATAAGTCATCATATCAATAGGAGGATCATTTTTTCCTTGTGAATCTTGATTAGTTATATTTTCTATTCTTTCTTTTTCTTTTTTATTCATTCCCATTCCTATTAAAGCTGGAAGAGCAAAAGGACCAAGTACTGCTAGTGCACCTCCACCAGCTGCTACATTATAAGCTGTAACCCCAAGTCTTGCAACATTTTGTACACCCCTAGGTATTCCAAAATTTTCTTCAACATATGTATCATATGAATTAATACCATCTGATATAGTTTTTGTAAAACTTTCAATTTTACTTGGTTTATCCATATCCCATTTAAATTTTTTTTTCTCTTTACCTAAATCTGGAAAATAATCTGGAGTACCATCTTCAGCTATTTTATCTAAAAGTTTATCATTTTGTAATTTTTTAGCTCTTGCTTCACCTCTATCTATATATTCATCTCTATCATTCTTAGAAGTTTCTATAATAGTGTTAGTTATATCTGAAGTTTCTACACTGTCTTTTTGATCGACAGCACATATACCATTAACAGACATTCTTCCATCTGAACATACAAATTCGTTACTCTCTTGATAATTATATAATAAATCATTTATTGTTGCCATATCATCTGCCTTGTCGATTATATTTTTTATAATCTCTTTTTTCGTTTTTGTTAAGAGTTTTTTTGTGGCGTCTAGGTCTTTTTTTTGGCTTATCTCTTGGAATGAAGTGTGTAAACTTCTGCTTGGCCATTTACTTAATTATTTCTTTTATTTATCAATTTTTTATAAGAAAATTTTCCAGGAGGTATATCTGAATTTTTAAATTTTACAACACCAGGTTTTACCTCTGATTTAATTTCTTTAACTTTAATTTTTTCTTTCATTTTAGATTTAGGTAATTCAGCTACTTCAATTGTTTCACCCTCATCATTAAAAGTCTTTTCAGCTTTAGTTGTTATAAAATCATCATTTTCTTTTCTTGACATTTTTCTTTTTCCTTTTTTTTCTTAACATAGCAAAGTCTATACTTGATAGTTTACCATCTTTATTTTTATCTAGTTTTTTTCTGTTTCCTTTTAACATTCTTCTTGACCTTTCGTTTTACTTTTTTAGGTGCTGACATTCTAGAGTTTTGTAATCTACCTTCTCCAGAGCCTGCACCAGCAGTCATTTTCATTTAAGCATCTCTTTTTAAATCTTTAATTAATTTCATGTTAGTATCATGATAAGAATTAGATTTAGCTTCTCTTACATCATAAACAGCTTTATCTTCGCCTGTATGTGTAGGTTTTTTTTCTTTATCAGATGCTGAAACTGTATCTCTGTAGTTATTATCCACGATTAACCTCTTTTAATTTTTTTTATAAAAGCCATGTTGTCACCATGAAAATCAGAATTGCCTTTAGTTTTGTCCTGAATAGTTTTTTCAGCAGCAGCGTCCATATGTGGTGGATGAGCTTGTGGACCAAAACCTGCAGCAGCTCCACTTGAATTGTACTGAACAGGTGTTCTAGTAGTTTTCTGTGTAGTTGTCATTAGTAGATTCCTCCAGTTATATTTATTTTTCCAATGAAATTTTCCATTTCATTTTCTCGTCTTGTTTGTTCTTTTACTACTTCATCACCTGGATCTTGCATAGCTTTTTTAATCATAGCAGCTGGCTCGATAGCTCCAGGGAACTTTTCATAAAATCTTTTATTAGCTGCTTTAACATCTTTAACTGAAAAGTTTTCAGTGTTATAATTATTAATCGCTTGCTTCGTAAATGGGTTCTTACTCATTTAAGTCCTCCGTTGTACTTAATTTTCTATTTAGTATACCTTGAAAACATGATTGTGTAAAGGTCGGAAGTAACATTTCGCTTATAGGCGATTTACTATGGCCAGTAGACCATGAAAGACAAGGTACTCCCTTCTCGTCCCATGCAACTAGAGCATATCCTTTAATATCTACTTTATCAGTAATCTTAATACAAGCATCATGAAAAGCATTAATTACTTCTTCATTTTGTCTTTTTTCTACTTCTTTAGATGTAGGTGGCTTTTCTTTAAAAGGTCTATATCTATTAAGAGTAATAATGTTTGTCTTTACGACTGTATTTCCTCTGTTCATAATCTTCGTCCTCTGGATCATCAGGGTGAGTTAATAAAAACCCATCACGTATCCTTAATAATGCTTGTACACATGTATCGTGGACATCATCATGCTTTCCATAAGGGAAAGAAGCTGATTCATCTAATACACTCTTAGTCCAATCTTCATCTAAAGTAAACACTAATCCACCTTCAAACATTGGAGCTATAGAGTGAGTTCTAGAAACTTTATCTCTATCTGGATTAAAAGTAACTACAGGTACTCCTGATCTTCTCATATCTTGTATAAGAGATTGACCTGAGGCTCGTTGTTCAATTAAGACTTGATCGGGTCTCCATTCTTCAAAACTATCTTGTGCTCGTTTTCTTAAATCTGGATATTCTAATCTTTCTTTCCATGCGTCTAATAATATAGCTGCAGCATAAGGTTGATTTGCTTCATCTCTTGCTGTAAATACACCCCAAGTAGTACAAGCAGAAAAGTCAGCAGAGCTTCTTGTAGAGAAAGCAGTATCATAAGATTGTACTACATAAGTTAGTGTAGGAATTTTATCACCTTCATATATATTCCACCATTCTCTTTTAATAATGGATCCTTCATCACCAGATGGTTGTTGTTGATAAAGAGCTTGCCAAACTCTATTTCCTACTGTCGCTTTTATTTTTTCTAAATCTTCTTTAGAATAAGCTTCAGGCCATAATGCATTACCTTTATCATCTATCGCTGGTAAATCTAAAACTTTCCAATCTTCTTTACTCTCTGCTAAAATGTGTCCAGCTAAATCGTCTTGGTGCCATCTTGTTTGAATTATAATAATTTTACCGCCAGGTTGTAATCTAGTATAAGCAACAGACTTATACCATTCTACTAAATTTCTTCTTTGTGTTTCTGACTCTGCATCTTCTCTACCTTTTATAGGATCATCGATTATAAGTAAATGAGCACCTCTACCTGTAATAGCTCCACCTGCACCTACAGCAGAATAAGTTCCACCTTGCATTGTATGAAATCGTTTAGCTGAACTTGAATCAGCACGTAGACCTACTTGAGGAAAGACACTATTAAAATCTGGACTAGCTATCTGGTTACGAACTTTACGACCAAAGTCATCTGCTAGTTCTTGAGCATAAGTAGATTGAATTACAAACTCATTAGGATTATTTCCTAAATACCATGCGGGAAAGAACTCGCTACATAACATAGACTTTCCATGTCTTGGTGGCATAAACACTGCTAATCTATTTATCTCTCCTTTTTCTAAAGCTTCTAGATTTTTTGCAATTAATTGTATATGAGCTGGATCCTTGTAACCAGGATATATATGTTTTGAGTAATCTAATAAACTATCTCTAGATTTAGAAGTTGATAGTATTCTATTTAAATGTTCTATTACTTCTGCTGCTCGTGGATCCTTAGTCTTTTTGTATATCTGAATAGCTGACTTTAACTTTTCCTTGATCTGAATTTTTTGCATTTTGTAATCCTCTTCCTACTTCGCCAGCTTTAGTATATGCTTCAAACTTTTCAGCTAGTAAAGTAAAAGGCTGTATCTCTTTTTTAACAATTTTTTGCCAATGTAAAGAAGTTTGTCCAGTTCTATTTAAATGCCAAGCTAATTTACTTGCATCTGCAAATCTAGCATTAACATTTTTTTGATGATGGAGGTCTCCTTCTTTTTCTGGATGACCCTCTTTATAAACTCTAGATTTAAATATCTCATCATTATTGTTACCAGTAATGTCAGCTCGATCATGTAAAACTTTAATAGGTACGTCTTGCATTATATCTAATAGATACGCAATTTCTGAGAGCCACGCATCATTTTGTCCATGTAAACTTAAATGATCTAAACATCTAAACCAATCCCAGGGTACAATAGGAAAGATACTATAAGGATGTTTAGTTGATTCTTGAACTCTTAATAACTTAAATTGGCCATCAAACTTATCAATTTCTAAATCCCAATCTTTAGTTTGCATAATAGCATCGTCATTAAAAAACATGATCCATGTACCTTGAGCATAAGCAGCTAGGCCATTATTATATTGATGTAGGTTTTCGTAACCTAGTCTTTTAAACTTTATAACTGATCTAAACGGATGTTTAATAGCGGTCAGTGCATCAATACTTTCTTGATCATCGTCATCTACTCCATA